ATCCAAGAAGTCACACGGTTATCACTTGTCTTTACATCTATAGTTTCAAGTGATGTGTGTTGATAGAACAAATAAACAACATCTTTCCATGCTTTGCGTTTAACCTTCATGCCAGCCTTTAGCGAACCAATGGCATCACCGATTGTTAAACCGCCTGTTTTTTCGTGTTCACAAGCAGTAATTACTTTTGCTTGCAAAACCTTCAAATAACTAGCATAGGCTTTGTTTACTTGCTGTCCTTCGCAAACCTCAGCAAGCGTATATTGAATAGCCGTATCAATAGATTCGGCTAAATCATTCCCTTCTTGCTTTGTAAGATGAATGGCTATCATGCTATTTACTCAGTTCATTGACTTTGGCAATTTCCAACGCTTCGAGAGCATCTTTGACCATCTCACGCAGACACTCACGCAACATTGCAGTGGGTGTCATTGTGTTTCTCAAGGTTTTGCCAGTGTTCTTAGCATAAATCTCGCTAATCGCCTTTCGGTCATTAGCATTTACGTTAAGCACATTCTTGGCAAAATCTTTAACATACTTGGCACTTGCTTTATCGGCATCAATGGTCGCCATGACAGAATCAGAGTAATCATCTACTTCGCCTTTTGGCTCGGCATCTTCAAAATCTTCATCATCAAATTGTCCACCTTCACCTTCGATATAAGGCACATAGGCTTTAGGTCGAATAGCAAGTAACGTATTAGCATGGTCTTTATTATCAACCTCAGCCACATGAGGGGATTCATCATCCTGACTCATGGGCTTGAAGTGATACACCACCTGCTTTAACACGTTTTTACCAAACGGCACTTTAGAGCCGTCTTTACGTTTTAACAGGCACTCGATTAACATGGTTAAACCTCAATGTTTTGCTTAGGACGGTAGATAATCGTTAAGCTGATTTTCACGCCTTGCGCTGCATCAACCGTGTTGGCAGTTGTGATTTTAATACCGATTGGTGTATCAGTATCCGCAGCAGCCACACGCAAGCCAGCAGTCGTATCTTCGTTCTTGATAGCCGCAGTTGCTAAACTACCAATGGCAATGACAGCCTGTGACATATCAGTAGCACCAGCATTTAAGAAGCCAACACTACCAGCGCACGTCGTACCCAGCGCATCGGTATCTAATCGCATATGCGTTAGCACACAACCAGCAGGTAATTTGCAGAGCTTAACAATGTCGCCAATGGCTAATGTTGTTGCAGCAGCAAAGGTGTAAGACGCTTGAAAAACCAACGCATCACCCGCTTCCGAAGAAGTAGGCGGAGTGTTGTTATACTGTTTCGAGGTATAAGTGGTCATGGTTCACTCCACAAATTAGTAAGGTTGAGCAGCGTAAGAGTCAATCGCAATGGAATTGACATCTTTGCTATTAAATTGTGGGCGTTTCATGCCAACAATACATTTTGTCGCAATCGCTAAGCGGTTCTTGAAGTCCTTCCATTCTTCAGCCCAATCAAAGCGCAAGTCATTGGCAGGGCTACCGAACGCAGCCACCATTGCTTGACGACCCATGAAAATCGCACGAGCTGCGGCAAGGTTTGCACCTGCGCCATAGTCGGTAAACTGGGTAACTTTGTTGTGCTTGTGAAGGACTACACCACGATATTCACCAAGCGAACCAGTGAAAATCGGGTTTTTAGAACCATTGTTGGTTGCAGCAGCCTTTTGAATGTCTAGCCATTGACCGCTAGACGTAGAAGTACGCAAGTCATGTTCTTGGAATGTGTGCATTAAGCAAACAAACTTGTCCACGCCATCAATACGCATTGGAGTCATGCGAATAACGCCATCACTGCCACCGCCTTCAACATCAGCCTTGGTTACGCATTTGTCGATTGCGGTATAGCTAAACTTGTCAGTGTTGACCAATGACGCTTTGCTTGTTGCTGCACCTGCATAAATGATTTTGTCAGAGCTACGGGCAACTAAAGACTGGCCATCAATTGCATAGGTAGAACCCACAGGCATGATGTAATCGGCATTAGTACCACGCGCACCACTGATATTCATAAACACGGCTTCATCGAAGAAACGTGACCACCAATCAGTCAGTTTGTTTCGTGCAATCATGCGATGGTCGTTGGTTGTACGCTTACGAGTCATAGTGCCACCGCTATCAGCCGCTTTACGCACCTGATTGATGACAATACTATCGCTGTATGGAGTTAGACTTTCTTCATTGCCGTCGAGATTGTCGTCACCAAATGTCGGTGCGCCAGTCAACTGCATATAGATGTCGTAATTAACGGTGTCGCCTGAGTCTTTTTCAAGGTCAGTGACTAAATGAATTGGGGCATTAGGCGCATTATTGGCCGAGCCTTCCTTCATAAAATGCGAACCCCAATAGGATTCAGGAATGGACGAGCTGAAAATAGCCCCTGCCCATTTTTTCTTAGTTTGTGCTGCACTTGATGCGATGATCGTTTGTGCCATGATTTCCACCCTGTAAGGTTTCATTCAGGCACTCTTGCGCCAAGGGGTCATTAAATATAGTCACCTTATGTGATGACATTACCCCCAGACGTACACGACGACCAGATTTTTGCTCAATGGTGATAATACTATCACCTATTTGTACTTTATCACCAATATTTGCCGTTAGGTGCAATATTGATTGTTTAATAGCCATTATTTTGCACCTGTAAGGTATTCTTCACGCTCATCATTACTTAACTTCGCCATTGCTTCTTCTAGCTTACGACCGCTTAGGTTGTCCAAGTAAGTAAAGCGGCCGCCATCGGCATTAGGAATGGCGGCAGGTACATTCCCCAACGTAGGTATAACGGGATGTTCTTTCTTTGCTTTAGACTCAGGCGCATCATTCGTTTTTTGTAGTGGCTTACCCGTCATCGCTTCAATATCTTTCGATAAATTGGCACGAGCTTGCGGCAATACATCTTTAAGCGAGACATTGGCAGCTAACAACTTCTTAACATGGGTGTTTAGTGCTTCAAACATCGCATCGTTTTCAGCAAATACCTTGTTTTCTACTTTACCAAAGAAGGATGTTTGCTCTTGCTCCCACTGTTGCGCCATTTGCTGATTTGTTTGCTCAATCTGCCGTTGTTGTGCATCAATCTGCTCTTGATACACTTCTTCTTTAGCTTCTAATCGAGTTAAAGCACGTTCAATCTTCTTTGACTCAAGATTAAACTCAACCTCATCAATCTCGCCGTCTGCATACTTTTCGTTTAAGTCTTTCAGCGAGTCGGCCAACTCGGTTTGCTTGGTCACGCAAGCGGTTAGCAGTTCGGCATAGTCTGTACTATCAATCTGTGCTACTGGCTCATGCTGTGCTGTTGGTTCGGGTGCTGTATCTACTGCCGAACCATCTAATACTTCATCATCAACAACACCGTCATGGCCTACTTCATCATCGTCTTTTGCAAAGTCGGGGTGTCCATCGCTTGACGGTACTAATTCATCATCACCATCGTATTCTTCGGGCATGGCCAAGCCTTCTTTTTCGGCTTCGGTCAAGATGATTGCGCTTTCGTTATCGGTACTCATTGCTGTATATCTCCGCTATTAGCAAAGTCGGCCTGTGGTTGTTCCACTGGCATAGGTTGGGGTTGTTGGTTTGGAATGTTCAGAATGTTGTCAGCATTGGCAATTAAATCGTCTGCTACGGCTGAACCTTCTGGAGTTACCTGCTTAGATGCCGCCAATGCGTTAGTAATCGCTGTGAGCTTCTTATCAATGGCTTCGATAAGGCTATTGTCAGCTTCGGCATTAGCCTTGCGTACATCAGCCTCAATCTTGGATATTTCCGCATTAACTTTTCGCTCTGTCAGTGCTGCTTGCTTCTGTTGCTCGGCTGCTTGTGCTTGTTCACGTTGAGCTTTTTCTTCGTCGGACTCATCAGGATTAGGCAAACCAAGCGCATTACGCAACTTCGACATGATGCCTTCTTTGTTTGGTATGTCTGTGAGGCTTACTGCCGTATCAATCACCGCAAAGGCTGCCATTGGATTACCTGTTGCCGATGCAATAGTAGATGCCAGCGGCAACAACGATTCGGCTAAGGCTTGGCGGATAGTTGCGTGATAGTTCTGTTTGTTGACGATAAAATCAGACTGAGAATTGGTAATATCAGTTTCGGGTGTGCCATCGTTGATAGAGACAAAATCTTTTTGGCTGTTGTTGTCGCTCGTCAATCGGAATTGCATCTTCTTGTCGATGTACTGCTCAATCATCGAGAGGACTAACTGGCCTTTCTTCTCAAACGCCCATGCCGCATTTTCAAAGACAAACAAGGTCGATACGCTGCCCTGCTCTTGTCGGGCTTGGATAGCGATACCAGACGTTGCATTGCTTGGTAAACCTAGATTCTCGCCTGTGACACCGCTTGCTTGACGAATGTACGCATCATCTTCTTGGCTAAACCGAATATGTGACTCGGCTAAGGCTGGCGATTCAATGACTTCAAACTTCTTGTTCGGTTTGACCACAATAATGCTGTCTGGTCGCGCCATTTCTTCTTCAAGTTGACTAATATCATCAACCGCACCCTCGTCCATGACAACACGCTTAGTCGATAGCAGGTGCAATGCTTTGTTGCGACGAACATTCATCGACATTTGCGGGTCACGCAAAGCGCGAATTACACCGTATGGCATACCCGTCTTATCATCGAGATAAGCAACTGTCCGAACAAATGGGAATCTATTGTGCTTGTGTGGGCTTACGCCTGAAAACAGTAACGTGCTGTCGGTGTAGATACAGACATTCATTTGCTGCCTGCGTGTCTGCACTACCTCAACATCACCCATCTGCAAAGCAATCAGGTGTTCTTGGTTCTCAGGGTCGAATACATAGCCAGCGCATTTGCCAGTGCCGCGTAGCATCTTGACCAGCATTGGGTACTTGTACCACGTCTCAGTCACTCGGATAGCTTCGCGTGTGCCATCATACGGCATGGCTTTTGACATAAACATACTGCCGCCTTGAAACAAGCCAGACTGATTGTATGTTTGGTATAAGTAATCGTTCTCTACTTCCTCGCGGTCTTTTGCCTCGGCCTGTAGCGCAGCTTTATGCTCAGGAAACATCGTGACTAGCTGTTCAATGTCCAAAATCTTAGAGCGATGTAAACGTGTCGCGTCACTCGCATCTAATCGACGGCTGCTACTATCGAGAATGATATTGCGCCAATGCTCATGGCGAACAACAATCTGCTGTACTCCATCATCATTAGTCTCGTAACCGACCTCAATCCATCCTTCGCCTGTGATTAACGCATCATTAAACGCTAGGCTGTCTTGTCGTGACGCGCTGTTAATGTCGCTAATGTATTTCGTGAGCTTAGTCTTACGAATAGCAGGCTCTACATCATCTTCGGTACGCGGCAATATCTGCCAGTCGTAGGTTTGACGTAAGTAACTTCCAATAATCCAGTTGACCGCCTGCTTGATGCTGTTGTACTGCAACGGCGGCAAACGGCCATCGTTCTCATAATCTTCTTTTTCGGACTCAGTAAACTGTTTGTCGTGATAAAAGTCGGCATCAATTGCTCGCTGCATACGGCTTTCAGCTTGAAGGCTCACGTCACGGTAGTAAGCCCCCTT